CCGCAAGAAACCATCGACGCCGCCGCAGAGCAAGCCCGCGCGGACGCATTCCGTGATTACTTTAATGACAAGGATGTGTCTACCGCGTTCAGCGCGATAGACAGGGTCGCCGCGCATGTCGCCGCGGTGCTGGAGGCCCAACGATGACCGCCGCCCTGGCAGAAGTCGGCTGGGTGCTCGTGGCGACTGCGATATACGCGGCGCTGCTGCTGGCGCTGGCCTATGCTTTGGATGGCCCGCGATGAGACTTCACCTTCACCGCTGGCGCTACCTCTATCCCTCCATGTCCGGCCGTCCGGCGTGGCGTCACTGCCGGAACTGCGGGCGCATGGATACGCGCGGCTTCAACGGCTGGAAGGTAATGTGGGACGAGAATCTTCCGGCAAGGGAGCGTGTGCGATGAGCCGCGAACGGGAACTGCTGCGGCGCTGCTGGACGCCCAAAGCGGGGAGCGGCCAAGCGGTTCGCGCGCGGAAGGCGTGATGCGAGGACTTACCGGGGCAGTCTACGGCGATGGCGGAGAGTTCCATTCTCCCGCAATCGATGCGAACTCAGGTGGCGCGTCCCGATTCTTCTACACGTCGAAGAGTTCACGCGCTGACCGCAATACGTCCGGCGCCGACAACACGCATCCGACCGTCAAGCCGACCGATCTCATGCGCTGGCTTGTGCGGCTCGTCACGCCGCCTGGCGGGCTGGTGCTCGATCCGTTCGCGGGCTCGGGATCGACGCTCGTGGCTGCGCGCGCTGAGGGTTTTAGGGCCATCGGCATAGAGCGCGAACAAGAGTATGCGGACATCTGCGTGCGCCGGCTTTCGCAGCTGTCGCTTCTATCCGAGGAGAGCACGTGACACGCGACCCGCAAGCCAAGATGCCGCGGTGCCCGACGTGCGGGGAGTGGCACACGGTGGGAACGCAGTTCAATGCTACCCGCGACCCGAGAGCCGACGAGTTGCTGCGGGAGGCGTTGGAGCGACTTGCCGACGAAGCGGGAGACCCGGACTACGACGGTCCAAGCGCATGGTGGGATCGTTGGCAATCCAGAATCCGCGCCCTCCTGGACGAGCCGCAGGACGGTCCGGATGGGGAGAAGATCCCATGCCCCACCTGCCACGGCGACGCACGCGTGCCGCTGACCACGGACGAGCTGTGGGCTGCGCTTGCCGAGGTGACCAACGATGATATGGACGTGTGCCTTGGTCCATCTGGAATCGCTATCTCGCTCAACGGTTCCGACTTCTCGGAATGGCTACCGACGCTCGCCGACGCCCTGCGCGCCGCCTTGAGCCGCTTCCGCCTAGACGGTGACGCCCATGCTGTAGAGTAGAGGCGCGCACCGGGCTCCCGCGCATGGGACGTGTGAACAAGCACCGCAATTAACCGCGCCGTCCACCGTTGGAGCCCCGCGCTTCCCTTATGGCGCGCCCCATCAAACTCACCCCCGCCGTTCACGATGCCATCGTCAAGCTGGTCGGTAGCGGCGCGTTCGTCGAGACGGCATGCGAAGAGGTGGGGATTCACAAGGCGACGTACTACCGATGGCTTGAGCTCGCCGAAGATCCCGATGAGACTGATTCCCGTTATGCGGCCTTCTACGACGCGGTAACGCGAGCGCGCGCGGAGTTCGAGAACCGCACATTAGACGTCATCGCCCGCGCGCGGCCAGCCGACTGGAAGGCGGCCGCGTGGCTACTTGAGCGCCTTCACCCCACCCGCTACTCGAACATGCGCAAGGTAGAGCTCACGGGCAAGGACGGCGCGCCGTTCCTCACCCAGTATGGCGCCCTGCTTGAAGCCGCGAATGACGACGCTAGCGCCTCGTAGGTCTGAGGTTGACGCGGCAGTTCGTGCCCGCGACCTCGCCCAAGCCAACCCCGTGGGCTGGGTGTCGGCCGTGCTGTGCTTTCACCCGTGGTCGAAACAGCGCGACATCCTGGAGTCCGTCAGGGACAATCCCCGCACCGCTGTCCGCAGCTGCCACGGCACCGGAAAGACAGCCATCGCTGCCCGGGTGGTGCTGTGGTTCTTGGTCGCGTTCCCCAAGAGTCGCATCGTCACAACGGCCCCGATCTTCGATCAGGTGCGCTACCTGCTGTGGCCGGAGATTCACAAGGCTGTCGCCAAGGCCAGGCCAGGCATGTTCCCGAACCCGCTCGATACACGGCTCGAGATCTCCAAGGATTGGTTCGCCGTCGGCCTGACAAGCAGGGAGCCGGAGAACTTCGCAGGCCACCACGCGCCGCATCTGCTGTTCGTGGGCGATGAGGCCTCGGGTATCCCCGAAGACGTCTACACGGCCGCTGAGGGCTTCCAGACGGCCGAAGGCGGCAGGGTGCTGCTCATCGGCAACCCGACCCAGACCTCGGGCCAGTTCTACCGGGCATTCCACTCCGACCGCGCTCGCTGGAACTGCATCCACATCTCGGCCTTCGACAGCCCGAACCTCACAGGGGAGGAAGTCCCGGACGACGTCGCACGCGCTCTTGTCTCACGGCAATGGGTGGATGAGAAGAAAGCCCAGTGGGGCGAGGACTCACCGACGTATCAGATCCGCGTGCTCGGCGAGTTCCCCACCGCGGCCGACACGCAGATCATGGGACTGGCTGCCATCGAGGACGCGCAGCGCCGGGAAGTCGCCCCAACAGAGCCCGCCATCGTCTCCTGTGACGTGGCGCGCTTCGGCTCGGATGAGACGGTGATCGCCGTCCGTACCGGCCTGCGGGTGCGCATCGCTCGAGCGTACGTCGGCAGGGATCTGATGCAGACGTGCGGGCTCATCGGCGAGGTGGTCCGCAACCTCCGCAACCAGGGCGCCACCTGCCGCATCGTCGTGGATGACGCCGGCCTCGGTGGCGGGGTGACGGATCGCCTGCGGGAGATCGGCTACACCGTCGAGGCGTTCAACGGCGGCGAGCGCTCGACGGAGCCCGACATGTATATCAACCGCCGCTCTGAGGCGTGGTTCGCGTTCGCCGACTTCCTGCCCCAGCTCGACTTGGACCCCGACCCGCAGCTCGCGGCAGACCTCGTCGCTCCGCACTACAAGCACGACTCCCGCAGTCGCCGTGTGGTTGAGCCCAAGGACGCCACCAAGAAGCGCCTGGGGCGTTCCCCGGACCGCGCCGACGCCGTGCTGATGGCCTTCGCCCCGGCTGCGCGCATGGGCGCCGACTTCGTTGACGTCGATTTGTGGAGTGGCGAATGAGCATGTGGCAGATCGTCGCCCTGGCCGGCGCCGCGATGGCCGTCTCTGACGTGCTCGCCACCATCATGGTCATGGCGGAAGCCCGGGGCCGCGGCTGGCTGGCCGGCATCCTCGACTCTGCCGGGTGGCTCGTGACCATCACCACCACCACCATCAGCGTGACCGCGCTGCAGGGCAACAGCTTCACCGAGAAGGCGGCTGTCGTCTGCGTCGTCACGGCCGCGAACCTGCTGGGCACGAAGGCCGGCCAGGTGATCGGCTCGCGCTTCGTCACCGACACCGCATCTACCGATTCACGCTTGGCTGCCCTGGAGGCCGCCGTCCTCCACCACACCCCGGAGCAGACTGATGGCTAACATCGAAGCCCAACACCTGACCACCATCGCGGAGATCGAGGACCAGGAGCGCCGCGATCGCATCAAGCGTGCGTGGGATGCCTACTACGGCGAGTCTCCCGTCCCGCTGAAGGCGCGCCGCAACGAGACCACCAACGACAACGTGCGCATCAACATGGCGCGCTCAATCGTGGACGGTGGGGTCGCAAAGCTGTTCGGCAAGGACTTCGCCGTCAACTCCGCGGGCGATGCAGCCGACGGCACCCAGGACGTCATCGACGCCACGCTCCGCGGATCCGGTGGCCCGCTTCTGTGGCTGAAGATGGGTCTGTCGGGTGGCATCGGCGGGACGATGTTCTACCGCCTGTCGCCGATGGACGACGGATCGGTGCGCATCATCTCGCTCGATCCCCAGAACGTCGAATGTGAGTGGGATCCCGATGATTGCGACATCGTCAACAAGTGGACCGTGACGTGGAACACGATGGACAACGGCGTCGGGGTCGTCAGGCGCCAGATAGTCGAGCCGGGTGGCTTGGGGTGGGTCATCACCGACCAGGAGCTCCGGGAGATCAACGACAAGACCCAAGAAACGGCGTGGGTCACCACCGGAACGACGGACTGGCCGCACGTCTACCCACCGCTGGGGCACGCGCAGAATCTCCCGAGCCCGCACACCGTCTACGGCATCTCGGACATCGAGCCGGATACGCTGGCGCTCATCGCCTCGATTGAGCGCAGCATCTCCAACATCGCCCGCATCGTGCGCCTGTACGCCCACCCGCGGACATGGGGCCGGATGATCGGCGACGCTCTCAACATGGACGCCAACCCCGGCTCTGTGCTGCGCCTTGAGTCGCCTGACGCCATGCTCGCGAACCTGGAGATGCAGTCCGACCTCTCCGGCGCGTTGACGCTCTACCGTGAGTTGATGGGCGCGCTGCGCGAGACGACCCGTATGCCGGACGTCGCCGCGGGCAAGCTCGACACGACGGCGCCGCTGTCGGGGGTTGCGTTGCAGATCCTCTATGCGCCACTCGTGGAGAAGACCGAGGCCAAACAGCAGACCTACGGCGCCGCCATCGTGGAGATGTTCCGCCGCGCGCTTGATCTGCTGGGGCTCGGGGATCAGAACATCGTCACCCTGGGGTGGCCGGAGATCGTCCCGGGCGACCCGCTGGCCGAACGCCAGACGGCCGTCATCGACCAGGGGCTCGGCGTGTCTTCGCAGACCCTGCTCGCCAAGCTGGGCTACGACCCGGAGACAGAGCAGGCGCAGCGCTCGGCAGAGGACGCCGCCAAGGCAGAGGCGCAGACGCGCAGCTTCAACGCGGGGCAGCTCGGCGGTGGGCAGATGCCACCGTCTGACGCGGCGGTCGCGGCATACGACCAGTCCGGCCGCTCGGCGCCCGCATGATGACCGCGGGCATCGTTAGCGCCTGCGTCGGCTTCATCGCGCTGCTCTACCTGGCGGGAACGTGGCGCTTCTAGTCCCCGCAGCAGAGAGCAAGGCGGCGCGCCAGCGGTTCATGCGCGAGCTCGGCCGGCTTGAGTCGGGGGCGAACCGCGAGCTGCTGCGCGAGTACGGTCTGACGCTGGACCGCATCGCCCGCGAGATGAACCGCGTGTTGCGTGGCACCGAGTCGCGCGCAAAGGCCATCGGGGACCTGTTCGCCGGGACCAACCACGACCCGCGCCTGACGATCATCCGCGGGCGGGCCGACTACATCCTCGGGGAGCTGGACCGCTTCGGGGCCAGGGGCCAGGAGATCGTCGCGGGCGCTCCCGAGCAGGCGCTTGCCTTGGCAACGCGCCATGCTGCGGCACGCATCGAGGGCGTGGCCGGCACGTTCACATCTCCAAACCCCCGGCGCATAGAGCAGACCGTCGCCCGCCTGTCGAACGGCACCCAGGCCCGCGCCCACTTCGACCGCTTTGCCACGCAAGGCGCGCAGAAGGCCGTGGACACGATGACCCAGGGCGTCATCATGGGCAACCACCCAGACGTCATCACTAGGGCCTTGCGCGCGCAGATGTCTGTGTCGGACGCCAACTTGTCGAGCTTCGTCCGCACGGAGGTGCTGTCGGCGGCCCGCGATGGCATCCACGATTCCATGCAGGCGAACTCGGACGTCGTGACGGGGTGGATCTGGAACGCCGCAGAGGACGAGACTACCTGCGAAGTATGCTGGGCCATGAACGGCAGCCTCCACTCGATAGACGAGGCGATGGACGAGACGCACATCAACTGCTTCCCGTCAGGAACGGTTGTGTCGGGTCCTCGCTATACCGGCGCGACGACGCGATGGTATGAGGGCGATGTTGTCGAGATCGACTTGTCCGGCGGGGACAGCCTCACCGTCACCCCAAATCACCCGATACTCACGCGCCGCGGCTGGGTGGCGGCTGGCGTCCTCGGCGAAGGCGACGATGTAGTCCGCGGCGGCAGTCGTGAGCTTGAGGCTGCGGGAGTTAGCCCAGACGATTACGAGATGCCATCCCGAATCGAGCAGGTAGCGCGCGCGCTCCGCCGCGACCGCGGCATGGTGTCCGCTCGCGTGCCATCCTCCCCCGAAGACTTCCACGGCGACGGCTCCTACGGCGAGGTCGACGTTGTAGGGCCCCACGGCCTTCTGCGGGATCGCCTTATGCCCCCGTTCGCAGAGCCACGCAGCAAGCAACTGCTCGGTGCTGGACGCATGTGTCACGCGCTTCTCGCGTGTAATCGCACGTTGGCACTTCTCCGCGAGCGAGTGCTTACGACCGCGCGCCGCCTCATGTGCAGCATCGGAGTTGTGCCGGTTTTCTTCGGGGCTCCGCGACGCCATCATCAGGCGATTTGCTTCGCCAACGCAGCGCATATCGACACCGGCTGCGACGAGGCGCGCGTGTATGGGGATGCGGGAGACGCCAAAGGCGCGAGCAAGCGCCGCCTCGGACTCGCCGGCAATGTAGCGCTGCGCGATCTCCTCGGCGGGGAGGTCAACCCATCCGTGGTTGCTCGGACCACGCAGGTGTCGCGTGTTTTCCGCCGTCCGTTCGTAGGGCATGTCTACAATCTCGAGTCGTCGCTAGGTTGGTACATCGCCAACGATGTTATCACCCACAATTGCCGCTGCATTCAGGACCCGACCACCGTGAGCTACGAAGACATCCTGGCAGCCCCCAGTGAATAGGGCGTTCGACCCCGATGAGCGCTTCCGGACGATGCTCACCCCCGAGCAGCAGATCAAGGTGCTCGGCCCGGGCAAGTGGCAACTGTGGAAGGACGGCAAGATCACGCTGGCCGACCTCGTGACCAAGACCACCCACCCGGTCTACGGCGCAGGGCTGCGGCCGACGACGCTCGCCGAGCTGCAGGCTAGGGGCGTGGAGTCAAAGCCCGTCATCGACCGGACGGCGGGGCGGTGATTCACTGGCTCGCATACTGGACGGGGCTGACCAACGGCTCCGGTCCCCGCTACTTGTGGTGGAGCGGCATCGGCTCAGACATCGGCGAGGTGGCGCTGCTCGGCGGGATACTTAGCATCGCGCGACACTCGAACTGCCACGCCAAGCGCTGTTGGCGGTTCGGCAAGCCGGTCGACGGCACTCCCTACCGCGCGTGCCATCGTCACCACCCGGCCCACGATGGTGAGAAGCGAAACGTGCCGCTCGAGACGATTACCGACGCCCACCGGGACGCGCGCTGATGGTCCGCATCGTCGACGTCGGGGCCAACCCCTGCGACGGCCCCCCGCCATATGCCGGGATGCTGGCCGCCGGCCTGTGTGACGTGATCGGGTTCGAGCCGCAGGCCGATGCGCTGGCGCAACTGCGCGCACAGGCTGGCCCGCGCGAGTACTACCTACCAAACGCCATCGCCGACGGCAAGACGCGCACGCTCCGCGTCACCGCGGCCAGCGGCATGACAAGCCTACTGGAGCCCGACCCGTCCCGGCTGGCGGCGTTCCCCGGCTTTACCGAGTGGGGCGCGGTCCGAGAGCGCGTAGGCGTCCGGACACGCCGCCTCGATGACGTGGTGGGTCGGGCGGACATGCTCAAGATCGACGCGCAAGGATCGGAGCTGATGGTGCTCCGCGGCGCCCATCGCGTGCTCATGCGGGCCGTCGTCGTCCACCTCGAGGTGTCGTTCGTCCCCCTCTACCACTAGCAGCCGACCTTCGGGGAGATCGACACGCACATGCGCGGCATCGGGTTCATCCCCCACCTGTTCGACGCCATCAAGCGCTGGCCGACCGCGCTCGGCGAGCAGGTACTCGAGGCCGACGTGGTCT